ATATCGTTGAGGTTCTTAATGCCGACCCGAACGATGAGAAGATCGTTCCGTCGATGTTTTCCAGCGCCATCACTGATGGTGTTGGAAATACTTGGTATGTGTCTACAAACGGAACCGATAAAGCAACTTTAGGTTCCGTTAATCCACGTCACGGCGAAACAACAGGAGCAAATGCATGGGGTAAAACTCCCACTACTGCATTTGCTTCTTTGAAGTATGCATTGGATAATTATGCTCAATCTGGTGACACAGTTGTAATTGCTGCTGGTACATACACTGAAGTATTTCCACTGACTGTTCCTGTTGGGGTTACTATTAAAGGTGATGGACTGAAATCTAGTTTCATTCAACCAAGTGGTGGTACAACTACTGAAGACGCTTTCTTAATCCAAGGTGATTGTAATATTGAGGATCTGTGTGTCAAGGGATTCTTCTATGATTCTGTAGGTGACACTGGATATGCATTTAGATTAAAGAATACTTACACAGTTAGTCAAGACGGAAGAAGACCATATATTCAACGTTGTAGTGTAATTACTACTGGTAGTGTCACCTCAGGTGCTGATCCACGTGGATTTAACCAAGGAGACGCTGGTAGAGGTGCCTTAGTTGATGGATCAAGTGTTGCAGTATCCTCTGCTGAAGCAGCACTGCTGTTTAACGAGTGTACATTTGTTGTACCCAACTCAGTAGGTCTGTATCTTAAAAATGGCGCACGTTGTGAGTGGTTAAACTCATTCACATATTTTGCTGCCGATAGTATTAAGGGTGAAAATCCAGGTGGATCTGGTTTCAAAGGTGCAGGTAAAACCAGATTAAAACTTAACAATATTACTGGTACATTTAATGCTAGTGATACAATTACTTATTATGACACTGATGGTGTTACTGCCTTAGCATCTGGCACTATTGACTCTAATGATGGTACGTATATTTACCTCACTGGTCAAGGCACTGGAGAGTTTGCTGAAGCAACTGCAGATACTGACGGTAAAGCAATCACTGTATTTGGTGATGCTCAGTTATCTACAACCCAAAAGAAATTTGGCACAGCATCTGTTCTCTTAGATGGAACGGGTGATTATCTGTCATTAGCAACATCATCTGACTTTGGTTTTGGTACTGGTGACTTTGCTGTTGAGGCATTTGTACGCCCAACAACAATCGCTGCTGGAAAGATCTTTGACTTTAGATCAGCAAGTCCAGATGTAGCGGTTCTGATTGACATGACAGGATCAGGTGTAATTCGCCTGAATGTTAATGGATCTAACGTAATTACTGGTGGAACTTTAACTGTCAACACTTGGCATCATCTTGCAGTATCTAGAGTCAGTGGTGTAACTAGTTTATTCATTGATGGCACTAGAGTTGGTTCTGCATACACTGATACCAATAACTATGGTACGTCTAAATCACTGAAGATTGGCGCTAATCTTAATGGTGCTGATGCATTTACTGGTTATATTGACGAGATTAGAGTTTCTAAAGGTGCTGCAAGATATGCAAATGCAGGCACTATTACTGTACCTACTGCTGAATTTACACCAGATGTAAATACATCACTTCTGATTCATGCTAACGGACTTTCTGGTAGCACTGAAATCATTGATGGTGGTATTACTTCTCAGGATATCAGATCTTCATCAGGTGGTACTGCTTCTTTCATTACCTTAGCAGATTATACTGACTTTGGTGCAGAATTACGTTCTATTGGTTCTGCTACAGTATATGGTACTCGTGGTATTACTGCTTCAGGTCTGGGTGTAAGATTACGCTGTATTGTTCATAATTTTGGTTATGTTGGAACTGGTGCTGATTCTTCAAACGACATCAGTAATGTAGTCCAGGCAGATGAAATTATTGAATCTGGTGGCGGTAGAGTTCTCTTTACCAGCATGGACCAGAATGGTGACTTCCGTGTTGGAGATGCTTTCTTTGTAGATCAAGAAAGAGGAACCGTATCCTTTGCTGGCGGAGATTCTGGATCTGGAACCACTTTTGACCAGATTACAGTTTCTGGTACTGGTAATACAACAACTATTCTGCCAACTTCTATTACTGTTGGTAACTTACAGTTTACTGGTGATAGTGTCACCAACTTAAGTTCTAACGGAATTGAACTTGGTTCTACATTAGAACTTCTTGATGGGGCATCGAACAGTCCATCACTGACCTTTATCAATGACAATAACGTCGGTCTATTCAGAGATACAGATTATAGTGAATTTGGATTAGATGGTAATGGTGATGAAAATCCAAATGATCCTTTAGGTTCACCATTAGGACTTGGATTTAACGACTCAAGAAAACTTCAAATCGGTAGAGAAGTTAATTCACTTGTTAACTTTAATGTTTCTGAGTCCAGTATTGCAACAATCACAGTCAATGCTGTTGGTAATAACTATCCTCCTGGTCAGCATACTGTACCTACAACTGGTGGTGCAGGATCAGGTGCTGAATTAGCACTTCTCGTTTCACCATTTGTCGGTACTATCACTAATCGTGGTAGTGGATATGAACCAGCAACCACTCAATCCGAAACCATTACTGGTGGTAGTGGAACTGGCGGTCTTATTGACGTTGAGTTCTTTGGTCTTGAAGATGGTGCTATTACTGGTGGTAGTGGTTACTATGCTCCTGCTGGTGGAACTCAGGTATATAACAACGTCGATCTCCAAAATGGTAGTGGTAGTGCTGCTCAAGCAAACCTGACTGTTGAAAATGGTGCAGTTACCGTTGTTGAAATCGTTGTCCATGGAACAGGTTATGTCCAGGGCGATGTGCTGACTGCAAATAATGCAGACATGCTTTATACGGATCCTGTAACTCAACAAGTTACACAATCACCTGGTGCTGGATTCCAATATACTCTGACAAACACTCCAGGTTCTGTTAAACAGATTACTCCAAACACCACACCTTGGACTGCAACTGTTCCATATCAGGTTAATGATGTAATTAGTTTCACTGATAGTGTTGGAACTGGTGCTGGATTCCAATTCACAATTACTGATGTTGGTGTTCCTACAGCAGTTGGTAATACTGCTGGCATTACACTTGGTGCTGCTGGTTCTGGTTATAACGTAGGTGACGTATTAACTCCTACTTATAGTGTTGATACTACTGTACCAAATGCAGGTGATGTTTGGTTACCAGAAGTTCTTGGTGCATTTGAATATGTTACTTATAATGTTTTAGTAAATCCAGGTGTAGTTGATCAACCTGGTAATAAGTATTTTATTGATATCCAAGATGGCAATGGATCTGTAGAGGCACCATCTTTAACACTTAGAAGAAATACAGTATACAGTTTTGTATTTACTGATGGTTCTGCTGGAACTCACCCAATCCATTTCTCAACAACACAAGATGGTACTCACAATGGTGGTACAAGATTAATTAATGGATCACCAAGTGGATTACCAATTACTAGACCACACTATGACAGTAATGGACTCCTTGATGGTTATCAGTTAATTGTAACTGATGAACTTCCTTCTACTCTTTATTATTACTGCGAAATCCACCCTGGAATGGCAGGTAATACTGGTGGTGGTAATGAAGCAGATCTTACTATTATCGGTACATTCCAAAGCGGTGCCTCAGCTACTGTTAATACACTTAGCAGATCAAAAATTATTGAAGTAAAAACTAGTGGTGAACTTGTAGTTCCTACTATTAGTTCTGCAATCCAAGTCAACACAGGTTTAATTACCAGTCAAAACTTGACTCTGTTAGCACAGTCAGGTGTTGGTGGTGATCTTAACATGGATGGTAACCTCACTGTGGGTGGGGATGCAACCATCGTTGGTGACCTTAACGTACAAGGTACTAGTGAATTTAGTGCAAACGTCGGTGGTGCTGGTGAGATCTCTATCGGTGATGCTGACGCTGATGTTGTCAACCTTAGAGGTGACATTGTACTGAATGGTGTTTATGGAACAGCAACTCCTCCAGCAACACTTGGACCTTTGGAAGGTGCTAATTTTATGCTGGATGCGTCAGAAAATCGCATCGGTATAAATCAACATCAACCTCTGTATGATTTAGATATTACTGGTGTCCTCCATAACACTGGTGATGTTTTCCTTGCATCTACTACAGATCAAACTGTACATATCGGAAGAGACCCAGTATCATATGTACATAATCAAGATGTTGTTCTTGATGCTGCAGGTGATGTTGAAATTAGTGGAACTATTTTAGTTCAAGATGGTTCTTCTACCGATCCATCGATTAGATTTAGCACTGCTGGTGGAGCACAAGGTATTTTTGCTCATAATATTAGTGCTGATATCTATGGTGTTAGTTTTACAAACACTTCTGGTAGAACTGTTGAAATCAATCCAACTGAAACCAAATTCTATAGAAATATAGATTTTATCTACGAAAAGATTAACGAAACAACTCTTACTGGAGGTAGTGGATATACCGATGGTACATATACCAATCTTAATGCAGAAGGTGGAACTGGTTCTGGTTTAGTTTATGACCTAACAGTTGCATTTGCCACAACAATCACCAATCCTGGTGCTGGTTATGATGATTCTTTATATGAAGGTGTAACAGTAACCTCAATTACTTCTGCACAGGCAGGAGCATTACAAACTTTCACTATTACAAATCCTGGTTCAAATTATGTAGATGGTACTTATAATAATGTTGCAGTAGTTGGTGGTACTGGTTCTAATGGAACAGCAAACATTACCGTTACTGCTGGTCTAATTACTTCTGCAACTGCCGCAACAGTTGGTAATAATTATACAGCAGGTGACACATTTACAATTCCAACAGCTAGTATTGGTGGATCTTCAGCACAGACACTTTCAGTCAATACTGGTGGTACTGGTTACACTGATGGAACTTATATCGGTATCCCTCTTACGAATGTAAGTGGTTCTGGTTCCAATGCAACAGCAGATATTACAGTTACTAGTGGAGCGGTTACATCAGCAACCATCGTTGCTGGTGGTGGAGGATATACCACTTCCGATACATTAAGTGTAGATGGTGACGACATTACCGTCTCTACATTATCAACTGTTAGTATTACAGATGCTGGTTCAAATCTTACTAATGGTAATTATACTGATGTTCCAGTTACACAAACTAACACTAGAGATGGAGCAGCATCTGCAGGAGCATCTCTCGACATCACAGTTTCTGGAAATGTAGTAACCTCAGCAGTTGTAAATGATATTGGTACTAATTACCAAGTAAATGATACTCTGACTGTAAGTTCAACTCAGATTGGTGGTGCTAATGGTGAGATCAATAATATCACAATTACTAATGGTGGTAGTGGTTACAATGATGGAAGTTATAACAACACTACTTCAACTACAAACGGATCAGGAACTAATGCAACATTTGAAGTAAGTGTTAATGGTGGAGTTGTTGATCAAGTAACTGTAACTAATGGTGGTCAAGGATATGCAATTGGTGACTATGTTTATCTGACTGGTTATTCTGGAGTAGAACTTGAGGTTACTGGATTAACAGCAGCTGGTGCAGTTGAGTTTACTGTTACTGGAATTACTGTAGGATCGGGTCTTGTACTTGATGTTGATGCAGTAATTACTGGAGCTGGTTTACAATTAACGGCAGCAACAGTTGCTTCTGGTACTGGTGGATCTAATGCTTTAGCAGATATTACAGTTGTTAATGGTGCAGTAGACACAGTTGTAATTAAAAATGCTGGTACAGGATTCTCTATTGGAGATACTGTTAGAGTCAATGATGCTGATATGCTTTATGATGATGGAACAGGGCAATTAGTTCCATCTACACCACCAACAACACAGATGTTGTTGACTATTTCTACTTTGGGTGTTGTTACTGATGCCTCAATTAGTGATTTTGGTGAAGGTTATATTGTTGGGGACGTATTAACAACTCCAGCATCCTCATTAGGTGGTCAGGGTAGTGGTTATCAATTAGCAGTTGATACAATTGATGTAGAAACAACAGTTGCAATTGATGAAAAAGAAGGAAGTATTTCTGTTAAGCAGTTAGATTCTGATGAATTTACTATTGGCAATTCTCTAACTCTTAACGCATCAGGCATTAGTAAGACCACTTCTGGTAATTTACAACTGAATACCATAGTTGACAACTATGTTCAGATTGGTGGTTCTCAGGCAATGATTATCCCATCAGGTAATAGTGCTGCTAGACCTGTTGGTGTTGAAGGTATGATTCGCTACAATAGCGAAGTATTACAATTTGAAGGATTTAATGGTATTTCGTTCGTATCACTGGGTGGTGTTCGTGACGTTGACCTTGACACATTTGTAACTGCAGAGGCAACCACTGCTGCTGATGACGATACTTTCAGATTCTTTAATGAGAATCATAGAACTCTTACTCTTAATAAAGACAAGTTAACACTTAATAATGCAGATGAATTTGAATATACAGATCTTCATAATGTCAATCTTTGGGTAGAAGGAACAACAGTTGTTTCTCCATACGCAGCAACTAATTTTGTTCCAGATGCTACAACAGTTGATACTTCTGCAAATACAATTACTTTAACTGCACATAATCTTGTAGAGGGAGTAATTGTTACATATGCAGCAACTGGTGGAACTGTAATTGGTGGTCTTGGAGATGGTACTGAGTATCATGTTCATGTAGTTGATGAGAACACCATTCAACTCGCAGCAGATGCAACGGATCTTGGAAATGGAGTTTATGTATCATTAACTGGAACTTCTACAGATCCTCAACATACATTTACACCAGTTGCAGCATCCGTAACTGACATTCTATATTACTATGAGGACAGAGTATATTCTCTCCAAACAAGTGGTACTTTTGATGCTGATCCAGCAAACTTCCCAACACATACTACGGGAACTGTAGCAAATGGTACAACAACTCTTGAATATGAAAGAAATGCATATTCCAGTCCTGTAATTCGTGCAAACACGATCAACCACCTTGTTGATAACTTACAGATTAATACTGGAGCACTTAACCTTAAGGGCGATACTAATGCTGGTCTTATTGAAACTGCAGCACCAGATCTTAAGGTTCAATTTGATAATGCAGGAACTGTAGAACAGTTCTTAAAACTGAGCAGAGGTGGTACACTCTCTGTCAATACAGATTATGGAACTGGTGAAACTTACAAAGAGATTCTTGATTATCAATTACAGACATTAACTTTAGTTGATACTCAAATTGCTACTTCCACTGGAACATTAGATACATCTGTTGGACCTTCTGCTGCAGTTACCTTCGGTGCTTACACAGATTCATGTTCTGGTAAGTTTATGGTAGAAATTAAAGATGATAGTGCTACTCAAAGAAGACAGTATAGTGAAGTAAGTTATCTGGTAAGTGCTGATGGAAATGACATTTACTACACTGAAAATAATAAACTATATACTGATGTAGTGTTATGTGATGTTACTGTAGATATTGTCTCTAATAATATCCAGGTAAATATTAATGATGCAACATCGTCTTCCACCACGGTGTATACAATCAAGGTTGTTAATCACAATATTCAGGCATAATTAAATGGCAACTCAAAATTTAAAATCCTTTCAATCTGAGGGTGGATTTTCTGTTTCTGAAGCAACTATCATTGATGCAGATAGAAACATTATTGATGCTCACACAGTAAAAGTTTTAGACAATAATAACGATAAAACTTTTAAAAAAGAGTACATGGCACATCTGGGATTAACAGATGCTGTTCAATCTGGAGAAATGCTTCCTACTCATGAAGTAGAAGCAGATAGGATTGTATTTTTGAGTGGATTCTTTTTAGCAACTTGGGTTGGATATCCTGTTGCAGTGTTTGATGTCAACGCAAATAGTACTCAAATTAATTGCACGCTTCCAAATCATGGTTTAACAACTGGTGATAATATTATTGTTGACTTCTCTAACAATGCAAGAGATACTGCAAATGGAACTTATCCTGTAACTGTTGTTGATTCTAGTACATTTAATTTCAATACCTCTGCTCCACTTGATGTTAACGCTCCTATTTTGCAAGAGAACTTAGAAATTACTTCATACCCATTAAATTGGGAATATGCTGCAAAAATTGAATCTGCTGTAATTAGCAGTCCTACACAAACATTAACTATTGCTGCTTCTACTACTACAGTTGTAAAGGATAATGTCCCACCTGGACATACTTGGACTATTGTTCCAACTGTAAACAACGTAACAAATGTGTTAACGTTCACACCTTCAGTATCATCTAATGCTGGAATTGAATTACGTGGTAATGGTATTAGATGGAGTGGGAAGGTTGAGATCGTTTACTCACAAAGAAACTATTGATAATAAGATAAATAAATCTATACGGAGACCATAGGGAAGAAATGGCTTTAGAATTTAATGCTGATCGCCAACAGATTAAATCTGACCAACTAAAAATCAAAAATGATACTAGTGTCAGATTCGATCTGGGTGCTGGTGCTGACGAAAAGGTTGCAGTATTTGGAACCTTAACAAACGATGTTGACAAACTGGTTCGTGTTGGTATCAACACTACCAATCCACTTTATGAATTGGACGTTGACGGTCAAATTAGAACGACCACCTCTATCATTTCGGATACTGCACGTATTCAGAACCTTGATATTGATACGATTGTTAACCCCTCACTGAATCTTAAGGCACCTGTCCTTAATACCTTCACTGATCCAAACACTGGTGAGGTCTTCTTCCCTCGCTCTGCCACGCCAGCATTTGCGGATGATAGTAATAAGGTAGCAACGACAAACTTCGTTTATAACATTGCAACTAACGACGTTGGTGGTCGTATTTACGTTTCTCAGCAGATTGGTTCTGATACCTTTGATGGTAGATCTGCTACGAAACCAGTTAGAACTATTAAGAGAGCAACACAACTTGCTGCTGAAACTGGTGATAAAGAAACTCTGATCGTTGCAGGTGGAGATTACTTAGAAGATAACCCAATCTCCCTGCCAGATCTCTGTTCTGTTGTTGGTGATAATATTCGTCTGTGCATTGTTCGACCTGCCAATCCTGGCAAGCACATGTTCAAAGCGTCGAATGAGAACTATGTAACTGGTATTACATTCCGAGATCAGATTGATTCTGATAATGTCGCTATTAAAACTTGGTCTTTTGCTTACGTATTTGACGATAAGCAGAGATTCTTCTATCCAAGAACTCTTGGTGGACAGTTTGGTAGAACCTTTAATCTTGGACACAAGATTGCTGCTGCTCAAGAATGGGAACTGACATTCACATCTAATGGTGGTGGTGTTCTTCTTGTTCCAGGTATCACTCTTAATGGTCCTGCAGGTGGTACTGGTGTAATTACATCTGTAACCTTTGATGCTAATACAGATCAAAGTGGTACTTTGATTATCAATGATATTACTGGTACGATTGAATCTACTGGTGGTGTTTATACTTATGAAGCAAACAACCCTGTTGTTAACTACAACTTAAGTGTTACTAGAGGTGAGCAGTTAACTCCTGATGCACAGGTTGTCAAGCATGTAACAACACACCTCTCTTATGCTGTAACTTCAGTTAAGACCGACCCTGCATATCCAGATGGTCTGGTATTTACTACTGTAGATTACCATGATTTTGAGGTTGGTCAATATCTGACTATTACTAATTTACCATCATCTGGTCTCTATTCAGATTTAGATAGATTTAATGGTCGTCAGTATATCTCACATCGTATTGAAACTGATGACGGTTTCAGTAAAAAGTTTGTTGTTTATAAAGACACTCCTACAGATCTGGCAGCACTTGGAGCACCAGGTGGTGAGTATGGTGTATCGGCGTTTGGTGTTCTTGTAGAATCTGCTGATAACTATGTCGTATTCTCCCTTGACAACTCTCCACGTAAGTTTGATGAATCAGTCAAGAGTCCTAACAGATTCCTTGATGCTGTTGACCTGATTGGTAGAAACGAAACTCCGATTGCTAAGGAAGCAATTAGAAGAACTAAGGAAGAGTATCCACTGTTTACTATTCCTGACGAATCACAATGTGAAACTGATATTAAGCACATTGTCAATGCAATTTCATATGACTTGACCTGGGGTGGTAATGCTGCAACTAAAGAAGCAGCAGATAACTATTTCACTGCAGGTGCTCTGAATCACATTCAGGATCAACTTAAGGAAACATCATACGCATTTGCAGAAGCAAGAGACCTGTCAATCCAGGCAATGCGTAACCAGTTGAATACTGTAAGTACAAGTTCAACTGCTTCAATTACTAGACCAACTGGTTATACTGGTAAATATCTGTCTATTGTTTGGGATAATGAAAAGTTTGTTGCTGTAGGTGAGGATGGTGCAATCCACACTTCTACAAACGGAACTACTTGGACTGCACAAACTACTGGCACAACAGAAAACCTTAATGATATTAGATGGAATAAGTGGGCAATTGGTGAGAGAGGTGTCCCAGAATATGTTGTTGTTGGTGACAATGGTACTATTCTCTGGTCAAATAATGCAGAAACTTGGTATAGTGTAACCTCTGGAACTACAAATAATTTAGAAGCAATTGCATATAACGGAACAAGATATGTTGCTATTGGTCAATTAGGAACTGTTATATATTCTGATAATGTTAAGACATGGAATGCAGGAACTTCAGGATTTATTAATTCCTTCTATGATCTAATTTATAATGACGATTGTGACAAATTCGTTGCAGTTGGTAGTGGCGGTAAAATTATTATCTCTTCTGATGGTAACACTTGGACCGAACAAGAAAGTGGTACAAATCAAGAACTCAGAGGCATTTCTTGGTCAGAAGGTAGAATGGTCGTTGTTGGAGCAGATTCCAATATCGCCATTAGTGATGATAACGGACTGACTTGGGAAACTAATCTTATTAATGATAATAGTCCTGACAATCCACAAAGCAATAAAGATGCAGATGCTGCTGATCTAATTCTTGCTAACCAAGCACTCATTGCTAACATTGCTGTTGGTAAGATGCTTGCTAACAATAGTGGATATACCATTCCTACAGGCAATCAAGCATGTAAGGATGACATCATGGCATTTATTGGTGCTATGGTTATCAACCTTGAGTTCGGTGGCAATGATGAAGTATATGACGCTGCTAATCTGTATGTAACAGGTTCTCATGTACAAGGCGAGGAAGATGAATCTGTAGAGGCATTCAACTATGCTAGAGACCTCTGTATTGAGGCAATGCGTAATCAGGCATTCTCTGGCAGTGACATGGCATATGCAGAGGGTCTTACTCAGGTTATTGATAACACAGTAACCACAGACACTAACAATCCTGCTTGTGCAACTCAGGCATCAGCGATCACAACGTTCTTTGGTATCCTAACCACCGCAATCGGCGCTACAGGCGCTCCTGGGTCCCTCTCAGGGACAACTAGAAACCCAGTAGCAACTGCCTTCACTGGTCAAGCAAACAGATACTGGGATGCTTCTGACTTAATTTTAGAAAATAAGAAAGCAATCGCTGCTCAAGCAGTGTATCAATATACCGATGCAAATGCATTTACAGTTCCAACTGGAAATCAAAATTGTATCGATGACGTTGTAGATATTCTTGAAGCAATTGCACATGACTTGCGTCATGGCGGTAATGCTAAAACTTATGATGCTGCTAATTACTATACTGGGACAAGTCACGTAGACGGTGAGGAAGCAGAAACTGTTGCAATCATCAACATTGCAAGAGATCTTGCGATTACCGCAATGCGTAATCAATCTCTCACTCTGTCATACTTAGTTGATAATACATTTACTGCTGGTTTAGAAGCACAGTTTATTGGACTTGAGCAGTTCACAAAACCAGATATCACTATTGATGGTGCATCTACTGCAAGATGTGCAAACGTAGCATCTGCAATTACAACTCTGGCATCTATCGTCACTACTGCAGTAACAAACGATAACTTAAATCATTCTACAAAAACAGTTCCAACTGGCACACTTACCACTAATGATCACCTTAAAGTAGTTCATGATGGTAATAAGTTCTGGTCAATTTCTGAAGTTGGTTCTACATCTTACGTTCATACTTCTAGTGATAGAGGAAGAACTTGGAAGGAAGAATATACTGCTAACTCTGTTCCAGGATTGAGAACAATTGGATTCAGTTATACTCTTGGTGTTGCACTTGGTACAAATGGAACAGATGTTGTCTTCAATGGTACTGAAAGTGAGATTGATACTTCTATCAGTAATACTAATCCTGTATTCCAAGATGATACAATCTCTAACACATATGATTCCAACAGATCGTTTGCTTGCGATAACGTAGCATCTTCTCTGTATACTCTGTGGAACATTGTTATTGATAGAATTAATCAGAGAGCAGTTCCTGCAACTGAATATGCATCTTCATACTTCGCTGATAGTAATAACAAGTTCTTCAATGTTGGTCATGCATGGGATGATCTTCCTATCATTGAAGTTTCACCATACATCTTTAACTCTTCTGTTATCTCTTTCTTAGGTGGTAATGGTTGTGAGATTGATGGTGCTAAGATTGCGACACCTAACGTAAGAAGACCTGGACTGCCTCCACAAGGTAAGTCGATGGTTGCTGCAGCATTCACGATTATCTCGTTTGGTGGTATTGGATATAATGTTATCAATGATGGTTACACTCAGTTGGTTTCTGTCTTCTGTATCTTTACACAAGACGGTGCTGTTGTACAAACGGGTGGTTATGCATCACTGACAAACTCTGCTTCCAACTTCGGTACATTTGCATTGAGAGCAAATGGTGTAAGAGAAGAAGCATACAGTTTTGATAAGGGTATTATTGGTAACGTCACCTTTACCGACATTGGTGTACCTAAGTTTACCATTACTGGTCTTGGAGCACCTCCTCTGGAACACTACATTATCGCTCCAGGTGGATTTGAACTTCAAGATCAAGGTGGTCAAAACCCACGTTACTTTATTGAAAATACTATTTCTGCTACTCCTGTTAAACCAATTCAGGCAGAAATCCAGGCAAACCTTGTAATGAATGTCAGAGGTAACTACAACCGTTATACTGACTCTGCAGATCAACTTGAAAGAAACGCTCGCTATATTGCAGAAGAAGCATATTTTACTACAATTGCAACTTCAACAAATACATTTGATCAAGGTAGAAACAAGTGTATCCGTGACACAGAAGAGATTGTTAAGGCATGGGCAAAAGACATCAGAAATGATGCAAACGATGCTACTTGGGACGCTGCAAAACTCTACATTAGTGGTGGTGCTGTTGCACACATTGCTGGTGAAGAAGCAGCAACCAAAGAGGTTATTGACGCTGCAACAATTCTTGCAAAGCGTGCAATCAACAACTTACTTCAAGCAAAAGGAACTACAGCACAAACTGTAGATTACTATGTTGCACAGTGGACTGATGAGATTCCTTATGTAGATAATACAATCACACATGATACCAGTCCTTCTGGTGGACCATATGTTGCTAGTGAGTGTGCTAACGTTCAAGCAGCAATTCAAACACTTTCTGATCTGTTTGATGAAATTATTGACAACCCATCAGTATCTAGTCCAATGCCTTCAACGGCAGAAAGAACTGATGGATTCTTCACAATCAACCAGTTTAATAAAGACAAACTTATTGATCACCCAATTGATCTGAAGAGACCATCTATTTGTAACTCTTCTTCTCACACGTGGGAATTTGCTGGTTCAGGTAATGACTACAATGCTCTGCCACAGAACGGTGGTACTAGAGGTTCTGACGATACTGCTGACTTTGAGCAGGTCTCACAAAACAACGGTCGTGTTTACTCCTCAGGTACTGACGAACTTGGTGACTTCAAAATTGGTTACTTTGCTAAGGTTGAAAACAGAACTGGTAACATCACCTTCGGCGGTACGGTTACCATCTCGGAAGTTGAATTCCTTAAAATTAAGGGTAACAACGTTGTTATTACTGGATTCTCCCCAGATAACACCCTTGGTGCTCTGGAACTTGGTGGACCTGGTGCAGCAGATTCTTTACTGCCAACACAGAAAGCAGTTAAGGATTACATCTCTAACCAGTTAGGTCTGTACATTGGTCGTACATATTCAACCGTTCCTACTCCTAACGCACTGGTTCAGTTGGATGGTTCAGGTAGAATCAACATTGACCAACTGCCAGCACTGAGACCATTTAACATCTTTACAGTTGCTGACCAGGCAGCACGACTTGCTCTGGAAGGACCACTTGCTGGTGACATTGCAATTCAACAAGACATCAATATTTCGTTCATTCTTAACAATGACTTAGACAGTCAAATCTTTGAATTCGTTCCTGCAACTGGACACTTGTTCCCTAATGGATCAATTGTTACTACAGTTCCAGGTAACTCTCAGAACCAGAGTACAAACTTTACTCCTGGTAGAGTTAAGCAAGTTATTGTTAATAATGGTGGTACTGGATATCAAAATGGCGATACCGTAACATTTACTACACCTAGTGGTGGAACTGCTGCAACTGGTACGTTAAACATCAATGGTGGTCAAATTACAGGTATTACTGTTACAGATAATGGTGAAGGTTATTTGACTGCACCATCTACTGCAGCAGGAACAATTACCATCAATACATCTACAGGTTCTAATGCAACGATTACCACAATCATTAGATCTAGATTAGAATGTAACATCCTCAATAGCATTAAGGGATCTGCTGGTGATACTATTGATGACCAAACTACACCAACTGCAAATACTATTACTTTAACAGATGTTATTAACACATCTGCAAATGATAGTGGTAACTGGGTTCAGTTAACGTCATCTACAATTGATGCGTCATTCATCACTTCTGGTGTTATTAACCCAGCACGTCTTGCTAGTGTATCTGCAAACTTCCCAGCAAGTTCTCTTACTTATCTGAGAGGTGACTCACTGTTCTCCCCAGCAGTGTCTTCTATGAAGATTGCTGAGGATTCACCAATTCAACTTGGTTCTGTTAACACTGCTAATGATTATGTAAGATCTGTTGAGATTGTTGATGCTGGATCTGGATACACTGTAGGTTCATACTCAGATACTAACATTCTTGGTTATCCTTTGAATCAAGGTGAAGGTGTTAAAGGTACTATCTTTGTCGCTGATAACACTGTTAAGAACGTAACAATTACCAATGCAGGTACTGGTTATTCTGCTGACAACCCACCAACTGCACTGTTTAAAGATAATTTTACAAATCCAGGATCACCTGTTGTACTTAATAGTATCAAGTCAATTGTTCTTGTTGCTCCAAATGGAACTATTTCTGGTATCAACATCTTAGATGGTGGTGGTAACCTTGGTGGAACACCTATTATTGAGATTGTAGGTGGCGGCGGTGTTGATGGTGCTGCAACATGTACAGTTGCAGCAAGTGGTGGTATTCGTGCAATCAGTGTCACTTCTCAAGGTGTTGACATTCAAGCAGATTTCACTATTAACCCTGTTCCAACAGGCACTATCGGAAATGGTTCAGGTGCAAACCTCTTAGCACGTGTTGCTAATGTTCCTAAGATCTTTAATGATATTACCATTGACATCAACAGAGTTGACGATCTTACAGTTGCTGCAGAACCATTTGGTAACCTGGGTGTCGTAAGATTACGTAAGTCACAGTTTGACTTCTCTACAAATGGTGGAGCAACACTTAAGACAGGACAAGGTTCTGGTCTTGATGCTGACACACTGGATACATTCGATTCTAGTTACTACACTGACTCTTCTAACCAGCAGTCAGGTACTCTCCCAAGAGGTAGGTTGACTGGAGAATATGATATCGGTATTACTGGTATTGCAGCATCTGCAAACGTGGTGAATATCACTGACGCTAGAACATCTACATTCGCACCAGAAAACTTTGCTGCTGCAATGAGATTGCAGTGGAAGCAAAATAATGTTGGATATGGTGCAACTAATGAGTACTTACAAGATGGCGGTCTCTACCACTCTCTGGTAACTGTTAGAAGATCTGGTTCTTCTACTGATTTCTCATCTGGTGCAGTTGCACAGTTTGCACAAACTGATAACAATAACTTCTTCATCAGAAACAGTGGTCCAAACCACGTTGGTTCATTAACTATCACTAATGGTGGTGCTGGATATGTCAACGGTACATATACTGATGTGCCTCTTGCTGGTGGTCAAGGTATTGGTCTTAAGGCAACTATTACAGTCACTGGTGGAGTTGTTACTAATGTTGAACTGACTGATAAGGGATGGGGTTATAACCTTGATGGTGGTGCAACTTCTACCTTCCAGGCACTTCTTCCAGAATCTATCTTCGGTAGACAGAACACAAGACAGCAATCAACACCTGCAGTTATTACTGCAACACTTGCTTTCCGTGGTGGTGGTGCTCAAACAGGTAATGAGTGGTCATCTTGGAAGAAGGTCTGGCATGAAGGCAACATGGGTAAGGATTCAGGAATGGATACTGACCTCATGTGTGGATACAACTTACGTTGGTTCCAAAATGCACTGAACCTTTCTGGTGATGAGAAAGTTATGAACAGCAAGATTCCTGCTGTTCTTGATGCAACTAAAATTAATAATAACCTGACTGTTGTTGTTCCTGATCCAAACTTCCAGACAAACAATGGTGGTCACTATGACCTCTATATTGAGGGTCATAACATCACTCAGGAAGTTCTTAATTCTATTGATACTCAGACAGGTGTCAGTGGTTTGCAACTGAACCTCTACACTGCAAATGATGTTAACGAAGGTACGGTTAGAGTTCTTAATAGAAGAATTAACTTAGATCCTGCCAAGTATGAAACTGGTACACAGTACGTTGAATTTAACAAAGAGTGGACTGCTAATGCTACCCTCTACCAGAGAAACGATAGAATTGTTTATGGTTACAACATCTACAGAGTAGCAAACGCATCTAGTGGTAATTACACCGCTGGTACAGTTCCACCTACACATGGTTCAGGTACTGTTGCTGCTACTGGTGGTACTGCACAGTTTGAGTTTGAGAGAAGAGTTTCCAACCCATTCACTATTCTTACTGTTGAACTGATTTCTGGTAACTTGAACGAATCTGTCGTTAAAGTTGGTACTCTGAATGCACCTGCTGAGACATATCCAGTTACTGACTTCGGTCAAACTGCAACTGATGATTACGCAAGAGAGAAGTGTATTCTTGGTTCTGATGGTTCTGCTAACCCATTCCTGCAGTTAGGTACACCAGTTGCACCTTCTACTTCATACATTGATTTCCATAGTTCTGGTAATAGTAATGATTATGATGTAAGAATCTCTTCTACTGGTGGTTCTTCTACTACTGGTACTGGTACTCTTAACTTCTCTGCTAATAATGCTCAAGTTAATGGTAACAATATCTGGCACGCAGGTAACATTACATTCTCCACTGGTTTCAGTGGTAGTTCTTATACCACAAATGCTAACAATCAGGCAGTTAAGCGTGATGGATCTGGTAACTTTGCTGCCAACAACATCACTGCAAACCTGACTGGTGTTGCATCTGGTAACCTTGCTCTGACTGGTGGTACGCTGACTGGTACTCTTACCATCAACACTACCAATACTAATCAAATTTCATTCACTCAATCCAATAAGTTCATCACTTATGCTGGTGGAATGCAATTCAGAGGATCTGGTTCTTCATGGAACTCTAGATTCTCTACTACAAATAGTGCAAGTGGTACTGAACTCTTTGGTGTTTATAACACTAACTTTGCTACGAGTATCTTCCGCGTATTCAATAATAGAAGAGTTAGATTTGATCTTCCTTCAAATGATACTGATGGTATTCAAATCGTTGGTCAATCTGGTGGATATAGTTCCATTAGACATTACAATGGTGGCACTACTGTTGGTTATAGATTGGCATTCTGTCAAACCGCAGGTAACTTTGGTAGTGGTACATCACCTGGTGATATTGTTGATAGATGTGAAACTGGACGTAAGTGGCACTTCAAGATGGGTGGTAACACATCATCCCTCGTCTTGGATCAAAATCAGAACGTTGCAATCAACCAAAACAGCACAAACTCAAGTTACAAACTTTATGTTAACGGTTCGTTTGCTGCAACTTCTAAGTCATTCGTTATTGATCACCCAACCAAGGAGAATCATGAACTCCGCTATGGTTGCCTTGAGGGTCCAGAACATGCAGTTTACGTCAGAGGTCGTGTCAGAGATGGTGTAATTGAACTTCCAGAATACTGGACAGAACTTGCACGCGAAGAGACGATCACTGTACAACTGACTGCTATTGGCGACTCAGGTAATCGTTGGGTAATTGATGTCGCTGACAATAAGGTCACGACTGGTGGCGGGGACGCATTCTATCTGGTACAGGCAGAGCGTAAGGACATAAATAAGTTAGAAGTAGAGTATGAAAAAGTATGAGAAAGTATGTGATTATCAATGATCCAGGGGAGGTTGAAATCAATTGGTCTGCCCTGGACCAATCCTCTAGAGAGGATTGTGAAGAGTGTTTGTTGAATCAAAGATTTTTGATTTCATATACCTCTGAAGAACCACCTGAGTTCTTAGAAGAAATTACAGATAAAAGTCCAGAGTATACTAAAGAGGAAGTTATTCCTCTATTAGTAGATCCAGATTGGGCAGTATATGTATCTCTTGTAGAATCAGACACATCTGAAGAAGATGAAAAAATTCAATACTATACGGATAATATCTGATGGGATTAATTTACAATAAAAGACAATTAGGATCTTTTGGTAATGTAAATTTTGAAGACGGTACTGTCAATGGATGGGGAGGAGCTAGAGCAATTTTCTCTGGTGATTCTAATGACCAAATTGACGGCACTGGTTTTTGTATGAGAACTTATAGTAGATGGAGTTCTGCTGGATGGAATAGTACATCTAGCGATCCTGCTGCTAATGACTCATATATCCCTGTAGATATTACTAAAAGATATACTTTATCCTACATGGTAAAGGGATATCAAACTGCTACTGATGGTAGACAACCACAACATTACCTTGGATTCAATTGTTTTGATCGCCTTAAAAGATTAATTAGATTAGAGCATTGTGGTGGTGTTGGAAATACAACACTATCAAGACCTCTAAATCAGGGTGATTCATATGTCTATTTGAATAGTAGTAGTGGATGGCCAACAGGTGCAGATATTACAAGCACTCGATATTATTTCCGTGCATTAATTCTATATCCACCAACTCATCCATATTATAGTACTCCTCACCAATATTCTAGAATTGGAACTAGAGGTGGTGCTGATGGTGGTTCTGGTGAAACTTACATTAGATCATTAGTTCAAACTGGGCAAGGTGATTGGGAAGGAAGGATTTGTGATAGAAATGATAATAATAAAACTTGGAACTATACTGAGCCCTATGCGTTACCAGCAGGAACTCCTATTGCAAGAGGAGTAGCAGGTGGTACATATAATTATGCATTCAGTAGAAGAGTTTATAATACTTCTTCTGGATGGCAAAACATGATTACTACTGTAGAAGGTACTCCTAGAAGGAATAGTGGAAGATATTTTAGATTTGGTGCTGAATATGTAAAGGCAATGATCCTACATAATTATGCACACCCTAATGCGGGTGGGCAATACCCATATGCAGAGACATTATGGGATAGAATGTTATTCATTGAAAATGACGGTAAGTACGACTTTAGTTAAATGGCAACTTTCGCAGGACCATCAAACCCAGCAGAAAATTTAGTATTTGAACTTGACGCTGGTAATATCAAATCTTACCCAGGATCTGGATCCCAATGGTTTGACTTGGCAAATCGTATTACCATGAACAGTCAAGGAACTCAAATGCCCTTCACTACCAAGGATGGAGTTCCTTGTTTTCAATTTAATGGTTCTGGTAGATGGGAATCTAGTAGGGTAGATGGAGAAAAGTTTTGGACTGGTGGTGGTGCCACTTTAGAGTTGATTTGTTGGAGATCGGGTAACTCTGTTGGTGAAAGAGATACTATCTTTGAAAAAGTTGCAACTCAAGGTGGAGCAAGTTACCAAAATGAATTTGCATGTACTTGGGAAGCAAGTGAAAACTTAAGTCATTATAGGGGTGGTGCTACAGGTGGAGCATATGATTACTCTAATACTGGCACTGTTTGGCCAAATAACTTGTGGACTCAATGGACTTCTACACTTCCTGGACCCAATCCATCTCAAGGGCAAAATAGATTTAATGGTAATAATGTAGGATCCTATACTGTTCGTGCGAATGGTGGTAGTAACTCTTACCGCCAGGCAGGTGCAGTAAGAATTGGTAACGGTTATGCTGGTGTTATGGAAGGTAATTCTACTAATGGTCCTTTCATTACTATTGCAAGAATATATAATAGAGTTTTAACTGTGGATGAGATTAAAACCAATTGGAATATGTTTAGAATTCGTTATGGATTAGGTTTAAATTACGGGTACGGAGCATGAGTGTTTTTCATGGATCATCTATAGGAGCAGTAGAAGATGCTCTAGAATTAGTTCTTGATGGTAATCAAAATTACATCAATGGACAAGAATGGATTGCTGCTGGTGGTAGACAAGGAACTAAAGTAGTGATGAGAAATAATCCAACTTATACCCAGTTGGGTACTATTGGATATTGGAGCTTTAATGGAACTAATCAGTATGGTTACATTACTAATTTAAATTATGGTCCAGGAAGTGATGATGGTGAGTTTCCTAAATTAACTTGCCATGTTTGGTTTAGAACTGATTTCAATGCATCTACCAGTTTGTTTGGAAACTGGGCATTCATTGACTTTGACAGATCTGAAGTATTTAATTTTTATCCTATTGGAAATGGTAGATTGGGATTCTCTGGATATACAGGGAACACTAGTCCTACTTATCTTGATAGATCATCCACTATCTCAAACACCAATAATAACCAATGGAGATTAGGAACCGTAGTTTGGGATAACTCTCTGTCTACAGGAACTCTAAAATTCTATATCGATGGCGAACTTGATAGTTCATTCAATCATGCTGGTGCTAATCCATTAGGTAGACCCAGATCTAGAAGATGGGGTTTTATTGGAGACGGATCTGAAGCATCAGGTGAAAATGGTAGTAGAAATAATTTCTATCTTGATGCTGATATTGCACGAATAGTATTACTAAAATCAGCACAAACTGCTAATGATGTGAAGGAAGAATACTTAAAGCATAAAGTTCGTTTTGGATTATAAATACTTTTAAAAGCTATAGGAAATGGCAAATTCTGATAAGGACATTTTAATAACTCCGAGTAAGAATCAATCGGCACTACCTAGCATCAGTTTTGTAGGTCAGGGTAATGTTCCGATTGATCTTAACGTATTGGACAGCAACAACCTGTCCTTTGAGGGAACTGCTGGTCAGTTGTTTAGTATTACAAACAACTTATCATCAGGGAATATTTTCTCAGTTAATGATATTTCTGGTGTTCCAAGTATTGCGGTCAATGCAAACGGTAGAATTGATATTGCTCGATATAATGGTAATGTAAATATTGGTTCTAACTCTAACGCAACCGATAAAACATTATGCGTCACTGGAAACATGGCGCTAACCACAAAGGATTCAAATCCTGCAGAAATTCATTTTTATGATGGAGGAACAAATACAGGTAACGGTGTTCTTAGATTAGGATTTGACGGACCATCCCAATCAGGTAATACTGAATATCTTTTTCTTAAAGACGCCAGTGGCACTGCTCACTGGTCAATGACTCAGGCAGGTGCGATTGGTATTAGAAACACCAATCCAAGAACTAGATTACATCTGATTGGTGAACATACCACCACTCAATTCAGAATGACTCTTCCTTCTGCTAATAATGGCGGTGGTACTGGTGAAATTAATATGCAGATGTGGGTATCTGAGGGTGGAAGAACCTGGGATGCTGGTGGTATTGGTATGAACGTCAGTAATTATAATACTGCATCATATCCATCAAGTTTACCAAACAGTGATAATGGTTATTTTCCCCGCCTTAATAGTAATATAGGATCGGCATACATTAGATTTATTCCTAATGGTGGTAGAATTGAGTTTTCTACCAGAGAAAATAATGGTACATCATACCGTGAACAAATTCACATGAGGTATGGTTGTATCGGTGTTAACCGAGTACCTCAAAACTCTACAGATAAAATTTACGTCTATAACGGCGATATTAATATTGAAGGTGGTAAGTATAAACTTAATGGTCAAGAGTTTACAACACTCCCAACACAGAATGATACTACTAGAGGTGCATACCTTGTATCTGATGGTGGAGACGGAGCTTTCTGGGCGTATCCTGGAAACAATGCAACTTCAGCACCACTGACTGGATTTAGATACAGAAGTATCATTACTCATGGATACATCGCAGGTGGATACAAAGGATCTCAACCATGGAGATCTGTAAACAAAACCTGGCACGCAACTGATACCACATATTATTGTGGAGAGCAACTTGATAGAGCAGCAGCATATACGGACGGCACTTGGTCCGACTACAATGCTTATGTCCATGGTGTTACAAACTCTTATCAGGGTAACTCTTCACAAACATCTAGTTATAACCTCCACACTGGAATCTTAAGAGCACAGGGTGACAGTAGATTCTCTCAATATAACTACGGTTATGAGGGTGATAATAACAACACTGGTATTGGATATAACGTAACTGGTGGTTGGGCAATGAACGTTGGTAGAAACGACTCAGGTTGTGCTACCAACCAAAAAGGTCAGGCAGGTTACATCACTGGTGGTGGTAACAGTGCAACTAACAAGTTACACTTCCCAACTGAGATTATGTACACCACTACTAACTCTGGTGATAGTAATGACTTCGTTGCTGGTGTTGGTATGGAAAATAAAGCATACTTCTCATGGAGAGGTGGTTCTCAGAAGTACATGAACTTTAGTAATGACTCATTTACTAACCAAAACTTTGCTGGTAGTAACAGAGGATGGTGTAAAGCACTTCCATCAAAATATGGTCATTTCTATATTGGTACTTCTAACAACAACACCACTCCAATGAGAAAGGTAAGAGGTAGTGACGGTGCTGCTCTCAGTAATTTCAACAGAGCACGTCGTTGTGGTGAAGAGAACTGGGAGATGGGTCAAGATTGGGGTTATAAGATGGGTGACTATAATGGTCAGCAGAATAACCACGTTGAGAAGTGGACATACTCCAATGATGCTATCTCTACTTTAGGTTCTTCTGCAAGACCTAAAGGTCACTATGGTCAATCTTCTGCAGCGTGTTCATCTGCTGCCGCTTCCGTAACCGCAACTCGCCCATAATCCAATGAAGTATTTAATTTTAAAAACATCTCTGTATAAGCCAGAGCAACTTATGGAAGACGGTATGGATGACCGTCTTCATTTCAAAGAATTGTATGAACTTCAGAATCTCTCATGTGTAGAGATTTCTGAAACCATGTTTGGTGTTCTCCACAAAGAATGGGAAGGAAAATTTAAAGAAATTGATAAAGATCAAGCAGAATGGGGTTCATGTTTGTTCTCAGAACTTAGAGATGTTGCTAAGGTTTGGGAAGCAGATCCTCTTTCTGGATACGAAGACAAGACACCAATTGAAGTCACTCCTGAAATTAAAGCACATGTAGTTAAGTTTATGACTACTTTTGCTTTAGAATTGATTGATGATGAGTATGAAAAGAGATTTCTTTCTATGAGAGATGCTACTATGCTTGAAGTAGAATCATGGTCTATTCAAAAACATGAAGCAAAAGAATGGTTGACATATGGAGATGCTGAAGGGCATGAAACTCCATTCTTAGATTACCTTGCAGAGAAAGAAGAGAAGGATAAAACTGAATTGTCTAAAAAGATTCTTGCAAAAGCAGAGTCATTCCAAGATAAACTTTCTTCTATGTTAGTCGATATGCACAAATTGAAGAGAAAGTTCAAAAGTGCCTCTACTATTTGGGACCTAAATATTTTATATGAGGACTACCTCGGTGTGCTTATGCCAAGTAACCAAGCAGTAGAACTTGAAAGAACAGTGTCTGAAGACGATTGGACACGCAAACCAGAGTATGAGGTAAATGCAAATGAGTACAACTTCTGAATATCTTTATGACGAATCTAACATCGTAAACTCTGATGTTAAAGGAATCAAACTTAGTGAAGAATTTATCAAAGAATTTAATATAACTAATTTAGATTGGAAACTTCTTGAGAGTTCATTGCATATGAACTCAAATATGACTGACTATCAGTGTAGGCATTTTGTTACCGATACTCAATTGACTCCATGGAGATCTGTAAGGCAAGCACTGTTAGAACTAGAAACTAGATACCATTCTTATGTCGAGATCAAACATAGTTTGAGAAAGGCAGAGATTCAAAAGAAGATGGTAGATAGAGATTATGAAAAAGAAGAAGACGATCTCGCAAAAGAGTTGATTGCTTGTGAAGCAAGTAAACTTGATTATGATATCACTATCTGGAGAAGAAAGTATAAGCAATCTCAACAAGAGATGGATACTTTCTTGAAAATTATTAAAGATTTTATCAAGGACGAGTCAGAAATTTCTTTCTATACTACATCGAATGAAGATGAAGAAAGAAAGTATTGGATCGCTCGCATGGGTAAACAGGCAGCGATGGACATCATTGCTTATGGTAGAATTGGAGCTGGTAACATGGATTCTATTTCTCTAATGCCAGAAGAAGATCAAGTAAAGACCCTACAGATTGCAGTCAGGTATTCTCATATGGTCCAAGGTGGTCTTGAGAATATTCAGCATAAACTCCAACCAGAGTTCCAAAAATTCTTAAATAATAATGGAGTAGTTGCACACAAAATTCTTCCCGAGGAGTACAAGACCGATGGCGTATAGATGGCAGATTAACGCACAAATCATCCATTATGATATTGCTACTAAGCATGAACTTGACATGGATGATGTCAATATTGAAAAGTTACTAGAGCTCTGCGAAAAGCATAAGGATGTAATCGAAGAGCAACACGAACAAGCATTTATGAACGTTGTTATTGCTGAGTATGAACAAGATTTTCTCCCTTCCAATCAATCCGAAGCTGAATGAAGACACTGTAAATAATGAATTTATTCCTTGGTTGAAAGAACATAAGGAATATATTTTTGATTTATACTTCACATGCCGTATGCCCCCATTCCTTCAGGATGCTATGGGGGACACTTTTAAAAGTGATATAAGAGAAACTACTATTAATGCTCTGTATATCTCAGAGCAAACAGGCATTCCATTGTCTGCAACATTTAATAATTTGTATGTTCTCCCAACACAGAAGAATTTAGATATTTGGATTGACAACTTCTATCCCCTGTATAATAGTGGGGTACGTATTGTCACGCTACCACATACTACATGGATGCTTACTGGTCAGATCCAGAGAGCATTCCCAGATCTCTATGTCAAGAATACTATCCTTAGGGAAGTTACTAGAGCAAACGAGATTGTAGAATTAGCAAAGGCAGGTTTCAACTATATTAATCTTGATAGAGATCTTATGAGAGATCAAAATCAATTGAAGCGATTGAAAGAAGCAAAAGAATACTGTGAGAAAATTAAGAAACCTGTAAAGTTCTCAATGCTTTCTAATGAGGGATGTTGGGGCAACTGCCCTATCATGCCAGAACATTATCAATACAATAGCAATAGAACCCCAGATAATCCTCAATATTTCAATGATTCTATTAGTAGAGTGTCCTGTTCAAAATGGGACATAGAGCAACCTTCTGCAGCATTGAAGGCAGCAAATCTTCCACCTTGGAAAGAAGATTGGGTAGAGATGCTTGATCTTGGTATTGATGTTTTTAAAATGCATGGCAGAGAAAATGCTGTGCGTTTAAAAGAATCTATGGATATCATTGAACGTTGGGTAAATGATGAAGAACTTCTATTCCCAGAGTTTAACGAATACATTGAAGATACATCAATGGCAGAGAAACCAATTGATGTTTGGAGAGAGAAGATTAAAACCTGCAAGTTTGATTGTTGGGACTGTCACTATTGTGAGGATGTAACTAAGGCAAGAATTGCAAAGGAAGAGAGAGAATTAGATCCTTACGTTGAGAGAGTCCTTGACTCAATTGACAAAGCAGGTAAGTTTGAAAGTGGATTTGATGCTGAGCACTATTTTATTGGTGGACTTAGTTCGCATAGAGTTCGACACCTCCTCAATAACTTACTCTCAACAGCACCAGCAATCTATTTGGAATTAGGTTGTTATACTGGTAGTACATTCTATGCTGCTACACAAAACAATTCTGTAGTTGCATACGCTGTTGATAATTACTCTCAAACAGATATTAAACCACTGCGAGATGACATTACAGTACCTCAACCAAAAAATCCAAGATTAGATTTCCTAGCAAACTTCTACAATCCAAAGTGGAGGTATATTGATAAAGACATTAAGGAACTTAATGGTCATGAGATTGAATTAAAACCTAATGTTATATTCTATGATGCAAGTCATGAGTATTATGACCAGTTAGAAAATCTGACTGCAGTGCTACCGTTACTTGCAGATAAGTTTATCTTAGTTTTGGATGACGCTAACTTTGAAGGTGTGGTAAAATCTGCAGATGATTTTGTAACACAAAACAATCTAAAACAAATCTTCTCTAGGTTGATTCTAACTACTACAGTAGAGGATGAAAGAGATTGGTGGAATGGTGTTTATATATTGGTACTAGAAAAATGACTACATTTGTTGAAGAATATCAATTAGAAGATACTACTCTATGCGATGCCCTCTTAGATATGTTCTGGAAGGCAGATGAGAAAGGTCTCACATATAGAGGAAAATCTGGTCCTGGAAAAGTACAGGAGAAAGTAAAAAAGAGTACAGATTTTTGGATCAAAGATGCTGAGATGTTAGGTCCACCTGAAATGTTTAGGTGGCATGAATACCAATTAGAATTGAATAAGTTTATCGCTGAATATATGGAGAAGTATCTCTTCAATGAATATGGTGGTACTTTCAATGCTAAACAGTTACCACAGATACAGTGGTATAAACCAGGTGAGGGTTATTATGAATGGCACATTGATGGAGCACAGTCCGTAGCATGTGAACGTGCTATGGTGTATATGACGTATCTTAACGATGTGGATGACGGTGGTGGTACAATGTTCTATCATCAGGACTTGACAGTCAAACCCAAGAAAGGTAAGACAGTCATTTTCCCTGCAGCATATACTCACTTACACAAAGGAGAAATCTCCGAAACACAAGACAAATTTATCCTAACAGGTTGGTTATGGTGGAACTAATTGATCCTAAAATTTTTGAAAACAACTTAAGTAAAAGTCGTATCAAAGAAATTAGAATAGGTAATTCTAATTCAAAACTTATTATCATTGATGATTTTTTTGTTCATCCTGAAAAGGTAAGAGAGTATGCACTCTCTGCAAAATATGCAAAAGAATCAAGTGCTCATGATAATCCAGGATATATTTCTAGATTTCCTTCAGATCCTGGGCAGTTTTTACATACTTGTGGGTATTTAAAAGAAGTTCATTTTCATGATTATAGATTACATACTATTGATTTAACTCCCACATATGCATTTCAATGTTATGATAATATTCCAACAATGCCACCACACATTGATGATGTAAACTATGCTGGTTTAGTTCCACTGAATACTGACGAAGAGTTGTCTGAATTTTCTGGTACTGCATTCTTTAGACATAGGGGAACTGGTCAAGAATTTACTTGCACTAATTCTTATAGAGCAGAAGAATGTTTGAATAAATGGGACATGTCTTTGTGGGATAGGTATCATGTTCAGTATCACAAGTTCAATCAATTCATATTTTATGAATCATGTATGTTCCATTCAGCATATTGGGATCAAGAACGTTGGTCGGTTGATACACCACGCTTGACATTCAACACCTTTACATGGTAGTATAAATACTATGTCTGACACTTTTTATTACGGAGACAAATGACTACAGCAGAAATGGCAGCAGATTTTAAGAAGCAACTGGAAGCAGTTGTTGAAAAAATCAAAGAACTGGACACAGAAATCAATACTAAGAAAGAAGAATATTTTAAACTTCTCGGTGCAGTACAAGCACTGGAACTTGCAGAAAAAGGAGTCCCTGATGCACCTGAAGCAGAGACCCCTGTTGAAGCAGAATGATCAAAAAATTAATTGGTAAGTATGTCTCTCTGGCAAAACGTATTCCAGAGAGACATTATTGGCCACTGTTTATTATTCTGTCTTTGTACTTTGTAATTCCATACAGTGAGTTTGTAGTTACTCTCGGTGCTCTTGGTTATTTCAAGTTTGAAAAGGCATACCGTAGGTTTTTCGCAAAAGTTATCTCTCCCCTACCTGATATAATTAAGTATGGTGGATCGGTTATCTTCTTTCTCGTAATGCTAGATGACACTCTTTTCTATGCTGCTATTATTCTTGCAGCATTGTGGACTGGGAGAGAAGTCAAAAAACAATCTAAAGAACTCCAAGGTGAGTCCTCTGCTAAATAAAGTAGAGGACTTTTTTTATGCGTATAAATGGCGCAACCTACAAGTAGAGCAGAACTAAAGGACTACTGTCTGAGAAGATTAGGTAGACCTATTCTGGAAATTAACGTTGATGATGATCAGATTGACGATCTAATTGATGACGCTATTCAGATGTTTAATGAGCGTCATTATAATGGCACTGAGAGAATGTTCCTGAAACATCAGTTTACTGCTGATGATAAAACACGTTTTACAGGAAGTGATGAGACCCTTAGTGTTGGGTCTACTGATTGGTTGGCAAGAAATAATTACATTCCTATCCCAGGTCATATTACTGGAATCAATAAAGTATTTGGTATTAAGGGTAGTAATATTAGAAGTAATTTATTTGGATTAGAATATCAACTGTTTCTTAATGACTTATATCAGTTTGGATCAGTTGATATCTTAAGTTACTATATGGTTAAGTCATATCTAGAAACACTAGATATGGTGTTAAACAATGGTAGTTTTATTCCTTTCAGATTTAATCAACGTCAGGATCGTTTGTATATTGATACTGATAGTGATTTTGTAGAAGAAGGTACATATGTTATTATCGACTGTTGGAGAGTTTTAGATCCAACGGACTACACTCAAGTATATAATGATCCATTCTTAAAGAGATATACAACTGCTTTAATTAAAAGGCAGTGGGGACAAAATCTAATTAAATTCCAAGGTGCTCAACTTCCTGGTGGTATCACCTTAAATGGAAGACAAATTTATGATGATGCAGTTGCTGAAATTCAAGCAATTGAAGATGAAATGGCATCTAGATACGAACTTCCACCAATGGATATGATCGGATAAGATGGCAAAGAATACTTACTTCACTCACGGAACTAGAGAGGAGCAGATGCTCCAGCAATCTTTAGTGGATGAATTTATCAATATGTTTGGAATTACTACGAGTTATATTCCAAGAAGATTGCTAAGAAAGGATGCAGTTTTAAATGAAGAGATAATCTCTGAGTTTACTGACTCATTCACTATGGAAGCATATCTCGAAAACTTTGAAGGATTCCAAGGTGCTGGAGATATTCTTACTAAGTTTGGAATTAGATCAACTGATGAAATTACCTTAGTAATTTCTAGGCAGTTATTTGAAGATTTAATTTCTCTTCCAATGCAATTGGTAGAAAATATCCAAGTTCCACAAAGACCGTCTGAAGGAGATTTAATTTATTTTCCACTATCAGATAATATTTTTGAAGTTAAGTTTGTAGAACACGAATCACCATTTTATCAGTTTGGTAAATTATACACTTACAAACTGAAGTGTGAGTTGTTTGAATACTCTAATGAAGTTACAGGTGAAGGTATTTTTGCAACTCAAGAAGACGAAGGATTTGTCGTTAAGTACTATTATGATGAATCTACTCTCAGTGGTAGTCCTGAAATTGGAGAACTCGTTACTGGTTCTGTAACAGGTCTTACAGCAAGAATCAACTCATGGAATCCAAACATGAGTTATATTGAACTCAGAGCACCAACAGGTAGTACTGAGCATGGTCAATTCCAGGCTGGAGAAACTCTTACAGGATCTAACAGTGGATTCTCTATAAATATTTCTAGCTTCGACGAACTTGATATGAAGGATACTTACGCCGACAACATTGAGTTTGAAACTGAAGGCGACGGAATCCTGGACTTTACAGAAAGAAACCCATTTGGAGAATTTGGAAATAGGAGTTAATTATGTTAGGAACTTATAATTATAACCAGGTTATTAGAAAGTGTGTTGTTGGATTCGGCACACTTTTTAATAATCTGGAGATTCGTAAATTTAATGATGATGGATCAGTTTACCAGAGGATGAAGGTTCCTTTGGCATATGGTCCTAGTCAAAAGTTTTTAGCTCGTCTTGAGCAACAACCAGATCTTGGTCGTCCTAATGCGATCACTCTACCACGACTGTCATTTGAAATGACTGGTATGAGTTATGATCCAACAAGAAAGCAAAGTCCAACACAATACTGTTTGACTAACGAGGATGCTACTGGAGTAAAAAAGACATACATTCCAGTACCATATAATCTTGAGTTTGAACTAAATGTTCTTAGTAAAACTCAAGATGATTGCCTGCAAATTGTAGAGCAAATTATACCATTCTTCCAACCATCTTTCAACTTATCAATTAAATTAGTTGAAGAAGCAAACATTATTAAAGATGTTCCTATTGTAATGAATAGTATTTCATTCAACGATGATTATGAAGGGAACTTTGACACAAGAAGAGCACTTGTATACACTCTAAGGTTTACTGTAAAGACATATATTTACGGTCCTACTACAGATACAGGTCTCATCAAGAAAGCGATCACCAAGGAATATGCCAAGGTTGATCTTGCTTCACCTGGAAGATATCGCAAGTATCAAGTTACGCCAAAAGCAAAAGTTGATAAGAACAACGACAATGTTGTTGATGCTATTGACGATTCATTGCTTGTATCTGGTGATGACTTTGGATTTAACGAAACCTCCTCTTTCTTTGAAGACCTATGAGCGAAAACTACGACGGAATCGAAGACGCATTAAATGTAGAGGCAGATATTGTCCCTGCAGAAGTTACACCAAAACCAAAGAAAAGAACAGAACGTATTATTGATATTGAAAAAGATATCAAAAAAGATTACGACTATACTAGAGGTCAACTCTATGATGTTATTGAGAAGGGTCAAGAGGCGCTCTCAGGTGCCTTAGACGTTGCTAATAACACAGACCACCCTAGAGCATATGAAGTTGCTGGTCAATTAGTTAAGAGTGTTTCTGACGCTGCTGAAAAACTTATTGATCTTCAAAAGAAAATGCAAGACATTGAAGAGGGTCCTAAGTCCAAACAAAAAGTTACTAACAATAATGCTTTGTTCGTTGGGTCAACTGCAGAGTTGTCTAAACTAATTAAGCAAGGTCTTTTAGATAATAAATAAACATAAAGCTTTATTCCGATGGTATACACAATTAAGTCCAGTGCTGTAGCACTGTCAGACACAGCAAGTACGGTAAGCGATGCAAATCGTGTTCTCATCCAACACAATGCAAATGCTGGCACTTCTCATTTAGTCACTCTTAAAAGTGATGCCACCGCTGGTGGTCCTGCAGTTGTTGGAACTTTTTACATTCACCCAGGACAAGATATCGTAATTAAAAAAGATAGATTGTTTACTCTTGAGGTTCCCAACGGCACCACTGATGTATACGCAACCTCTATCGGATTAGAAGGATGAAAACATTTAAAGAATTTTGTACACAACTTGACGAAGCAGCATGGACGAAAAAAGCAGGACAGAACAAAGAAGGTGGACTCAACGAGAAGGGCAGGAAGTCCTACGAGAGGGAGAACCCTGGCAGCGACTTGAAAGCACCAACCAAGAAGAAGGGCAATCCGAGAAGAAAATCCTTCTGTG